TCCCATGAGTTGATATTCGACCCGGCCAGCGCAACGGCGGCGAACAAGGTTTTGAAGATTGCTATTTCCACCCTGGAGACCAATCCGACTACGTTCAACGGTTACGTTGAGTTCGACAATTTTGCGATCATTGATCAGAGCTGATGTCTTTCCTCCTGAAGTAAACCTCTAACCCCCCTGGAGTTTGATCCCCCTTTCTCCAGGGGGCCTTCCCTTTAGGAGAGTGCCATGGCTACCACTTTAGCTGCCCTGAAAGCTGTCCTGTGTGGAGCGGATGGCAGTCAAGGCATCCTTCAAGACAGTTCGCTCTATGCCGGAATTACGGACCGGATAAACCTGGCTGTGTCCGGCATTGCCGGGGGTATCCGTATGCCCGACGGCGGGACTTCTCCGCCGCTCCCCCAACTCTATGACATGCAGACTGTCACCACATCGACCACCTTACCCTATATTGCACTCCCGGTCACAGTCGGCCATGTGTATCAGCGCCATGTTTTCATGGTAGCCGACAGCAACGGCAATCAAATCTACGGACCCAGAGGCGGCAATTATTATTCATTTGCCCTGTTCATGCGGAAGGTAGGCTTAAAAGACCTGACCCAGGCCGGGGGCGTGGATATCGTGGTTGTGAGGGGAAATCGTCTCTATTATCAGGGTATCCCAAGTGTAGGTCAAGTGCTGACTCTGCATTATTACAGAGCGCCCGTAGATATGGCGTTGATTACCGATGTGGTGGACGGAATTCCTGATGCGTTCGCTACACGTCTGATTCAGCATTATGTATGTAAAGAGTGTTTCGGAGAAGGCCTGGAAGATTCAGACGCAAGCCGGAAGGCAGGATACTCATATCATACAGCACGGTTCTTTGAGGCGATGACGGACTTTATAGACTTTATTGGTACTGCCGATGCGGTGCCTGAATATTTCGGGACCGATGAATCGGAATATGATTGGTAGACGATATTAAGCCACAAATGGGGTTTTCGGCGTGATAGGAGAGGTCTATGAGACAGCTATTAAGTGATAAAAAGGTCATGGAATTGAAGCAACAGACTGACCTACCAATTATCGCTGTTTCAGTGCGCGGAGGGGAAGATCACACGAGGCACTTATGCTTGGATGACGGGAGCATTGTCATATTGTTCAAAGACGGAACCATGAAACGCTCTAACTTTAGGCATTCTTTATGCCAAAATCCAAGCGAATGTTGAAAAAGCCCTGAATACTTTAAGATAGCACAAAGGCGTATCAATGGCACAATATGACACCATCAAACTAAGTTCATTCACGGGTATGTCCAACCTCGAAGGCGCGGCAGACCTGTTTGTCAAGAAGGGTGTGGCCTGTCCCCGCATTATCCTGAATGCCAACGTCACCAAAACCGGACGTGTTGTTAAGCGGGACGGGTACACCCGCAGGATCACCCTGGCCGGTGCCCATAGCATATGGGGGGGAACCACCTGTCTGCTTGCCATGTCCGGCACTACGCTTTACCGATGCGATAGCGGGGAGGCCGTGGCGATTGGGAGCATAGGCGGCGTGACCGACCGAACCTGGTTTGAAGAGGTCGGGAACCTCGTCTACATTTCAAATCATTCGACCAACAAGGTCTTTAATCCTGCCACTAACAGCCTTTCAGTCTGGGGCCTTGCCGTCCCTAATGGCCCTGTCCTGACGGCCACCACAGGGGGACTTGAGGCCGGTATTTACCATGTTTGCCTGACCACCTATGACAGCACCAACAACCTGAGCGGCAGCAGCCCTATTTCATCCATCACCATATCGAGCACGGGCGGGATCACCGTAGGCAACCGGGCGGCCAATACCATTGTATGGTGTACGGACCCGAACGGCGATGTGTTCTACCGGATAGGGGATACCGGAATTATAACCAAAGTCCCGACCGTGGAACCCCTGCCCACCATGTTTGTCAGTCAACCGCCGTTCATGGAGAACATCACTCACGCCTTCGGGCGCATGTGGGGGAGCCGTGGAAACATCCTATACTATTCCGAATCGTTCCATCTGGACTGGTTCAGGCTTGCAACCAACCGCTTTGAGTTTGCCACCAATATCACAATGGTTGCCCGGATGCGAACGGGTATTTTCGTCGGGTGCGAAGACCGTACCTATTGCCTCTTGGGAACTGACCCGAAAGAAATGTCTCAGCTTGACGTTGGAAGCGGGGCTGTCCCTGGGACTTTGGCCTACTGCAACAACATCATTGAGCTGGGGGACACTATCAGCCCCCCTGAAAAAAAGCACGAAAGCGTACCTGTGTGGGTCTCCCAAGAAGGCATAGTAGCAGGGAACCCGGTAGGGCGTCTATTTAACCTGTCTCAAGGCAAAGTTAGATTCGCCCCCGGAACCAATGGGGCGGCACTCTATCGGCAACGGGACGGGGATTTTCAATATTTGACGAGTTTTCATTCTGGTCCTGACACCCTAAGCATGGGTATCAGCGACGAAGCAACAATTGAAGTCATGAGGAATGGGGTGGTTATATGAAACTTTATCCTGAGATAGAAATATTAAATATAAAGGTAGCTCCATTTGCATTATCTGATGCAGCAATAGTAGAAATTGTCAGGAATAATGAAGTTGAAGTTGAATTTGAATTTCGTGCCGTTAATGAATCTGGAGAAGTCATGAATCAGAAAAAATATACGGCAATGGTTGGAGATATAGTTTCATGGAAAAAATTCGTGGTTGAAGCATTTGATTTTTAAATAATAACCAATAACCTGGGCAAGCAAGGCCGATACGGGAAACCGTATCCGGCTTTTTTTATGCCAGAACAAAGCAAAGGAGAAATCAAAATGAAGATAATTACTCTGCCAAGACAATGGATTCAGAGGTTGTATGAACCGATCCTTGACAATCTCGCAGTCCGGTATGCCATGAAACATCGGCTTGAAAGCGCCATCCACTTTATCGGCCAGTGGCAATGCGATGTGTTTCGACAGGGCCGGCTTATCAGCGGCGGGTATCCGGAAACGCCCAACACCTTCACCTATGAAGGGTTGGATTACTTGGAAGACATCGTTTTCTATTCGACTTCCAAGGCAGCTTCCAAGATCTGGTATGTGGGCCTGTTCGATAACAACGTAACCCCGGCTGTTGCCAATGTTGCATCAACCAGCCTGGGGGCCGGTGGAACCTATGGTGCGCTTCAGGCTGCTGACTTCGATGAGGACACTTATCCATCCTATAACACGGCTGTTGCCGTCAATGGCGTTATAACAAATGCAGCCAACAAAGCCACGTTCACCATTGAGGCCGTGACCGACACCCTATACGGCGCTTTTCTGGGGGACTCATCCGACCCGACATCGACAGCAGGCCACCTCATGGCGGCCAAGAAGTTCGGGACGGCCCGGGCGGTCGTTGCGGATGATGAAATCGCAGTGTCGTATGTCATAACCATTGCCAACGCATAACCTAACCGGGGCGTGTGACAGCGTCCCGTTGTCATAAAGGAGGTTCATCTAATGAAACACAACAATCACATGGGGGCCAGTATTATCGCTGAGGTCGAAAGGCCTATTATCTGTCAGCCCCGGTTCCTGGTGGAGTCCGTATGGGACGTGGAGCACTGGAGAAAAGGCCAGCTCTTGGGCCATACACGGGACCATAACATCTGCACGGATGAAGGGTTGGATGCACTGCTTGACATCATGTTCCATGCAGCCACGCAACTTACTACCTGGTATGTCTTGATTTTTGAGACCGATACCACGCCAGCGGCAGGCACAACCTATGCCGTGCCGGTTTGGACCGAATCTGCGGCCTATGACGAGGCTACCAGACCGGAGTACAACGAGGCGGCGGCATCAAGCAAGGTTACGACCAACAGCGCCAACAAGGCGACCTTCACCATATCAGCTACCAAGACCATTTATGGCGCGGCACTTGTGGCAGGTGGGACGGACGCCAATACCAAGAGCGATGCGGCGGGGGGCGGCACTCTGTACTGTGCGGCCAAGTTCGCCTCGGCAAAGGCATGTGTTGATGACGACGTGCTCAAGGTCACGATCGCCATTACCGCAGCGGATGCGTAAACCCCTTTCCCCTCCCTTCGGGGAGGGCATAAGGAGATCTGAATGTCAACAGGTATATTTTACCCTGTAGCGGCCTCAGATGATGGGATGATATGGGACCCAGCGCCTAACTTTTACGATGGCAATGGTCATATCAGGTTTGGGAAAAGCGACGTAAATCCTACGCAGTGGTTTTATGCCTTCATCAGGTTTCCAAATGTCACCATCCCGAATAATTCCAATATCACGGCTGCATATCTCAAACTCACTGCCTACAAAGACAACGCTCAAACTACGGTTTCCACGTTAATCCATTGCAATGCAGTAGATGACGCTGTAGCGCCAACCAGCCATGCTGAATATCTTGCATTGGCATTAACTTCCGGCACCGCATGGACGTCAATACCCGCCTGGGTTGATGGCACTCAGTATGACTCTATTGATTTTGCTGCGGAACTTCAAGCAGTTGTTAGCAGGGCCGGTTTTGCTTCAGGCCAAGCCGTGATGGTCCTAATCAAGGACAACGCATCA